CTCACTCCTGAGATTGGTGCTGCTATTTGGGGAACGCCATTTAAGTGGGTTGCTATATTTTCACCTCTTGTATTTGTATTCCTGTTATCTTATATGGCTAGTAGTATGTCATCAAGCACAGCAAGGATTATGCTATATTTCTTTGCTGGTTTGATGGGGTTGAGTCTCAGTAGCATCTTTATGATATTCAAGTTGGGTAGCATTGCTAATGTGTTCTTCATTAGTGCCGCAACATTTGGTGCTACAGCATTGTATGGCTACACAACCAAGCGTGACCTGAGTAGCATGGGTTCATTTCTTATGATGGGTGCTATCGGGTTGATTATTGCTGGTGTTGTCAATATATTTTTACAGAGTAGCATTATGGCTTTTGCAATTAGCGCAATTGGTGTGCTTATCTTTGTTGGCTTCACCGCATATGATATGCAGGATATCAAAGAGAAGTACTACGAACTAAATGACGATGAAGAAATCCGCAAGGCTGGTATCTTTGGTGCTCTTAATCTTTACCTAGACTTTGTGAACATCTTTATCAATCTGCTACAGTTGTTGGGAGAGAAGAAGTGAATGAACTAATTGAAAAATATGCTATCATTATGGCTCTTGGTAATAATGGTGGCGAATGGGCTACACATTATACTGATAAGAAGAAATATATTGGCGTATATTCTGTTGAACTAGAACACGTACCTGTTTTTCATGCAGTTGAGGTGAAGGAGAAAGAATAATGGCAACGACTGAACAATTTTTGGCTAAAAATGATATGCTTTACAATCTTTTTGTAGAGCATGTAAAGAATGAGATTCGTAAATCAATAGAACCAGAAGTCAAGAGAATGGTTGAGAATATTGTAGATACTGCGATTGATCAGGCTGCTGCAAGTATGCAAGGTCAATTGCAACAATATTATGATCCATCTTCCTTTATGAAGACTGTTAAAGTGATAGTGGTGAAGAAGTGATGGACAGACGTAGTATGCTTTCTTTTCTTGGTCTTGGTGCAGTAGCTGGTCCAGCTGTTGTTCAACAATATGCATCTAATCCTGTTCCAACATATGGATATGATGATAGTATCAAAGCCACTCCTGCTATTTTTGAAGATCGTGCTGACTATATCAAGCGTATGCAGGAAGAGCTTTCTCAACTCAACGATCCTAAAGAGTGGATGGCTAATAGATTGGCAGAAGAGTTGAGAGATTTCTATAATGGATATAGTACATTTCGATATGAAACTATGGACCCAGACATTCGCAATATGAAATCTGTATCAGAGTCTGCTAAAATTCGTATGCATTTTGAACGTAAAGTTAAGCGTATACACGAATCACAGAAAACTTCAGTTACAAATCGTATTGCAGAATTTATGGGAATAAAGGCATGAGTAGTACTGTTACACAATTGAATCCTCCTATTCCTTTGATGACACCAAAAGGAAAAGCGATGGCGCATTTTCTTATTGATTATGGTATTGAGAATGACCTTATGTGGGTATGCTTTCAGGATGATACTGGTGAATGTTGGACTTGGGAAAACGCATATATAAGAGCACGAACGAACGAAACAATTGGTCGAAACAAGATGAGTAAGATAAACAAATGAGCTATTCAGTATTTGATCCAAACAATAAGAAAGACGCAACTCAAGTAAAGGCTTTTTTCGACGATGCTCCTACTATTGCAAGATATGATAGACAGAAATATGCTTGGATTGAGAAACTTACCGACAAGCAGCTTGGATTCTTCTGGCGACCAGAAGAAGTCGATATTTACAAAGATGCTAAAGATTTTAAGGATTTGACTGTTCATGAGCAACACATTTTTACGTCAAATCTTAAGCGTCAGATACTCTTGGACTCTGTGCAGGGGAGAGCGCCAACTATTGCGTTTGGACCTATATGTTCCCTTCCAGAATTGGAAACGTGGATCACAACATGGGCATTCTCAGAGACTATTCATTCGAGAAGTTATACCCATATCATTAGGAACATTTACCCTAACCCATCGAAAGTATTTGATGATATAATCGATATTGCTGAGATCGTTGATTGTGCTAAGGATATCAGCAAGTACTATGATGAGTTGATTAAATTTAATAATAAGGTTAGTTCTTCTGGTTATACACAAGGATTTTCTGCACCTAATATTTACGGTCACAAGCGTGCACTTTGGATGGCTCTTATGTCTGTTAACGTACTTGAAGGAGTTAGATTCTATGTCTCATTTGCGTGTAGCTGGGCGTTTGCCGAAGTCAAGAAGATGGAAGGTAATGCGAAAATTATTAAGTTCATCGCTAGAGATGAAAACGTGCATCTTGCTGGAACACAACAGTTACTCAAGGCGCTACAGAAAGAAGATGAAGACTTCGCCAGAATTGCAGAGGAAACAAAGCAAGAGTGCGTCGAGTTATTTGTCAATGCTGTTGAGCAAGAAAAGGCGTGGGCAAGTTTTCTATTCAAAGATGGATCAATGGTTGGTTTGTCCGAACCGCTCCTCAATGAATACATCGAGTGGATTTGTCATAAAAGAATGACTGCTATTGGATTACGCAGCCCATATAAAGGTGGAAATAATCCGTTGCCTTGGACACAGAAATGGATTTCTGGTGCAGAGGTTCAGGTAGCACCACAGGAAACAGAGATTACCAGCTATGTGAATGGTGGTGTGAAGAAAGATGTTAATGGTGACACATTTAAGGGGTTCAGCCTATGAGTGATAAACTTGAAATGCCACTTGAGCAATTTGCCGAAGCTGTAGCAAAAGAAAATGCTCGATTAAATGAACACAACGAAAAATTGAAAGAGCAGACAAAGCTTTATTTTCATGCTTTTAATAAAGCCACCAACCACATCGAGAAGCTAGAATCAGTACTGCGTGATATTATTGTAACGCTAAATTCTGAAGAAATACCATATATGGTCAGAAATAGATATGCTTCTGCTGTTGCGGAAGAAACATTGGAGAATAATAGATGAATGAATCAGATGAATATAAGCGTGGATGGTATGATGGATATCAGGCTGCAAAGGAAGATAAAACAAAAATCTACCAGACACAACCTCTTGGTCCAGCTAAAACAATGGATATTCAATGGCCTGATAGGATTCCAACTACAATGCCATTTCCACCCAATCATTATAGTAATGTTTGTACATTGTGTAAGATAGACCTAAATAAGGCGACACATTATGTGTGTTCCCATCCAAATTGTACATCACAAATCAAAGTAACATGTTAAGGAGAAGAGAATGAGCGATAGAGAAATCACATGCGGTGAATGTGAAGCAGAATTTCAGGTTGTACATGATAATATTACAGACCCAGAATTCTGTCCTTTTTGTGGTTCAAAGTTGAGATATGAAGATGATGGCGATTGGTATGACGACGAAGATGATAGAATGGACCCATAATAAAATGCATAAATAGGGTTGAAGGAGAACCCTATATGTATGAAAATCCGTGGATATATAATGATACTTTAATTGATTCAGATATAATTGATAATTACGTTGGGTTTGTATACATAATAACAAACATGACTAATGACAGAAGATATATAGGTAAGAAGCTTCTTAAAAGAACCAAGACAAGACAAGTCAAGGGGAAGAAGAAAAGAAGCCTCGTAGAATCTGATTGGAAGACATATTATGGTTCCAATAAAGAACTACAAGAAGATGTTACTCAAGTGGGTGCATCAAACTTTAAACGAGAAATACTTCGTCTTTGTAAGACAAAAGGTGAGTGCAATTATTTCGAAGCGAAATTTCAATTTGACCTAAGAGTTTTAGAGAGGGAAGAATTTTATAATTGTTGGATACAACTCAAAGTGCATAAATCGCACTTGAAAAATTTATGAGGAGATGGTAAAATGGAAGTATTAATCGCAGTTGTCGCTCTTGGTATTCTTGGGTGGTTTATTTGGCCCAAGGCTAGGGATGTTGCTGATGTAAATCATGACGGTAAGTTGAACACTGATGATGCCAAGGCTGCAGTAGCTAAGGCTGAAGAAATCGTCAAGCAAGAAGTCAAGAAGGTTGCTGATGTGAATAATGATGGCAAGGTAAACACTGATGATGCTAAGGCTGTAGTAGCTAAGGTTGAAACTGCTGTGACTGCAGAAGTAAAGGAAGAAGCTGCAGCAATTGCCAAGACGATTAAGAAGAAGGTCGCAAAGGTAGAAGCTGCTGCAACTGAAACTGTTGTCAAGGCAGAAGAAAAGGTCAAGAAGGCAACGACGAAGGCAAAGGCAACCATTGCAAAATCAACATCGAAGAAGAAGTAATAGACCTACCAAACCAATAAGGGTAGTAAATGATATGGGGGTCATGTCCGTAGTAGGAGAATGTCCCTCATGTCAAACAGGCGAAAGAAGTTTAATAATAACAGACTTCATTCAAAATTTTTTTAGTAGTACACAAAGCACAGTCTATATGAGGTGTATTGCATGTGATACTACATATGAGACTACAGTAAGTTCATTAGCGGAAAGGTGATATATTATGGGTAAGAAGAAGACACGTTCGAAGTACACTTCTAGTGGTGGTTCGCCAACTATTTCTAGGAAGATTAGCAATGCAGTCCGACATGATGTTGATGCTGGCACAACTTTGATTCGTCAGTTGAAGATGTGGGCTAAGGGAAAGAGAACCATGGTCACAATCGAGAATCCAAACAAGAATGAGACTAACAAGAAGTTCATTCGTGTTGAAGGTAATGATCCTCGTGCATTTGGTCCTTGGAAGAGAGCAATCAAGGAAGTTGGCGCATGATTACGGTGTATGGAAAACACAATTGTGGGTATTGCACCAAGGCAAAGAATCTTCTTGAGTCAAAGAAGATTCCTTATCAGTATATAACAATTGGTGAGGATATTGGTGTAGATGAATTTGTCGCACTCTATCCAAACGTAAGGACTGCTCCGTACATCCTAAATAATAGTACAGCCATTGGCGGTTTCACTGATTTGCAATCATATTTGGAAGAAACTTCTGGTGGGAATGAGAGTTTTTAAAAAATATAAATAATGTATACCAAACATAAACAAGAAAGCCTTTATTACATGACTGATCCAATTCTAACCCCAATAATGGGGAAAGTTCTATCCGGTACTGGAGGCTTTGTAGGTGGAGCTACGTTCATGGCATTTTATCGCCCAAAAAATGTGTGGGACGCAGCGATACGTTCAAGCGTCAGTACAGCATCTGCAATCATAGGTGCTATTCCTTTGATAGAATACTATAACATTCCAATGTCAATGGATAATATTATTCTATCTGGTGCTGTAATTGGTTTTTGTGCATGGAGTCTTTTAACACTAGCAGCAAGAATGCTACTCAAGATTCAAGACGAAAAGACAGAAATCAAACTTCCAGAATTCATTAAAACAAAACAGTAAAACTTTACAATATAGGATATTATGATGGAGCGAAATGAATTAAACCAACATGCTCGTGGTGGCACAGAACTCATGCAAGAACGTCTTCATGGTTCACTTTCCTCAGAACTTCTAGATCAATTTCAAATTATTCCTTCTCGTGTCAGAGAACTTGATCCTGATAAAAAGAAGGTTCTTTGGCTACACGATCTTCCCAATGATCCAGAATCAGAACATCTAGCAAACCCTGAATCCAGAAAGAGGTTTGATAAGATTGTTTGTGTATCTGATTGGCAGATGCAGTTGTACAATATTACTTCAGCACTCCCATATCAGGAATCAATCGTCATCAAGAATGCTATTGAGCCTATTCCGATTGAGAAGAAGGAATATGATGGCACGGTTCGTTTGATCTACCATACGACACCACATCGTGGATTGGAAATTCTTGTTCCTGTCTTTGAAGAACTCTGCAACATGCATGACAATCTTCATCTCGATGTGTATTCTTCATTCAAGATTTATGGATGGGAACAGCGTGACGCACAATTCCAAGAATTGTTTGATCGCTGCAAGGCAAATGAGAAGATCACCTATCACGGTTCAGTTTCCAATGAAGAAATCCGTGAGGCTCTTGTTCGCTCACATATCTTTGCCTATCCTTCAATTTGGCCTGAGACAAGTTGCTTGGCAGCTATTGAAGCAATGTCTGCAAAGAACATTGTTGTGTGTCCTAACTTCGCAGCTTTGCCTGAGACTTGTGCTGGGTTTGCGATGATGTATCCCTACAACGAGAACAAGAACCATCATGCTATTCAGTTTGCCCATACTCTCAATGGTGCAATCATGAACGTAAAAGAAAATAATGGAAGCCTAGAACCATATCTAGACTTCCAGAAGCAGTACTTTGATTATTT